TAACCAAATGGCGGTAGATCAAGATTACTTTATTCCTGTTAGAGACGCAACACAAGCCAACCCAATCGATACTTTACCAGGAGCTCAAAACTTATCTGAAATTGCCGATATTGAATACATTCAAAAGAAATTAGTAACGGCACTTCGTGTTCCTAAAGCATATTTAGGGTTTGAAGAAGTTGTTGGTGATGGTAAAAACTTATCATTACTTGATATTCGTTTTGCAAGAACAATTAATAGAATTCAAAAATCTGCAATTGCGGAAATGAATAAAATAGCAATCATTCATTTATTCCTTATGGGGTTTGAGGATGAATTATCAAATTTTACATTACAACTTACAAATCCGTCAAAACAAGCGGATTTATTAATGATTGATGTTTGGAAAGAAAAAGTTTTATTGTATAAAGATATGGTTGGGGAAGTAGCAAAATCAATACAACCTACATCAGCAACTTGGGCCAAAAAACATATTTTTGGTTTCTCAGATGATGAAATTAAAAATGAATTATTACAAATAAGAATGGAAAGAGCGGTTTCAGCAGAACTTGATAATACCGCAACAATCATCACTAAAACTGGTATATTTGACACTGTGGATAAGTTATATAAAACAGTTACAGGAGGAACCGCACCTGCAGGAGCAATAGGTGGAGAAGGAGGGGCACCGCCACCACCAGGAGGAGGAGATTTTGGAGGAGCACCACCACCGGGACCTGAAGCGGGAGCACCACCACCAATTCCTGAATCGGCAAGAAGAGAAAAAAATAAATTAATATTAGAGACCACAGGAGACAATTTTGATGAAGATGATTTTTTAGATTTTCAAAAAATGAATGGTTCTTTAGGTTTAATTGAAAATGAACTTTCTAAACTTTTAAGTGACTAGTATTTATTGTCATGAGTAAATTCAAAAATCTTACTGAAAAAAACATGAGGTTCCTTTTAAAAAGGATGAATAATAATATTGGAGATTATGGTCGACCAAGAGAATTAGTTTCGGGGGCTAATCAAAAAATAGTTAAAGACATTTTAGATGATATTGGAATGGTGGCCGAAACCAAAGATTTACAATTTATTTTTTCGTTATACCGAATGAATCCTAATTATGAAATTGAACCAATTAAAATTCCTGAATTACACACTTACGAAATTATTACAAAAAGATATGCAACAATTAGTATTAAAGAATTATGGAAAACAACGGTTGAGAATTACTTAGAAGATGAGAACGATGTTCAAGAGTTTATGGATTGGTTTGATAATCCAGATTGGTGGGAGGGTGAAATAATTGACAGAGATGAATATGATGAAGAAACAACTGACACCGATATTGATGAAATAAACAAAATAAGTTGATATTTATAAGAAAATTAGAAAAATGAAATTTGGAGAGTTAAAGTCAAAAATTGATACTTATTTAGTTGAGTCATATAAGAAAAATAAACTTAAGGATAGTTTATTTGTTTTTGAGCAGTTGGTATTAAAAAATAAAAACATCTCAAAAATATTTTTTCTTTATGACGAGTTATCAGAAAACAAAGGATTAAACGAATCTGTTGCTAACGAGTTTATTTACGAATCTATAATTGCATATGAAAACCTTTATAACAAAGTACAACCATCAAGTTTAAAAGAATTAAAATCTTGGATTGGTCATGTACAATGTAAAAACAAATATCAAGAAATAGACAATCTTTTTTCATCAAATATTTTGACTTTAGAAAGTAAAATTAAAAGTAAAAAAGTTTTAATTGAAGGTTTGAAAAAACAAAAATTAGTTAAAAAAGAAACATTTAAAGTTCCTTTAAATACTATGGTTAAAATTGCAAACAGAACTGTTGAAAATTTTATTGAGTCATTAACTGAAAGTGAAAAAAAGGAATTGAATTCCGTTTTAAACTCACCAAAAGAAAAAATCCAAGAAAATTACAATAAAGAAAAAGAGTTGGTGTTAGAAACACTTTCAGGAAAAAAAGAAAATGAGAATGACGGTGAAACAATCAAAACGATTGATCAAGTTATTGAAAAAATACAAACAGAGTCTTTTTCAGAAATTAATTACCTCAAGTTAAAAAACTTGAGAAAGGGACTCTAATCCTTTTGAGATTTAATTCTCTGAATATAAACGGCCTTTTTATTTTCTTCTCTTTTAATTACAGATTTTTTTGTAAACTCTTTTCGATTAAAAAGAATTGCATTTTGTTTTGTTCTAATAAGTTTCCCTTTTAGCTCCTTGATGGCCTTTTCTATATTACCTTTTTTTACTTCTACTAATAGCATTATTTTTTGGGTTGTTGATATAAATATAATAATTCGTTACAATTATATAAAAATAAACAGTTCAGAGATGAAAAATTTTTATGAAAAAAGGAAAAACGGTAAAATTGAACGGGTACAGATCGTTCAAATCCCAATTTGGTACAATTGATGCCACAAATTTAAAATCAATATTTTTAAATATTCAAACTTGGGTAGAACCAAAAGAAGAGGTTGAAAATTGGAATAGAGTCATATTGAATATGACAAGAAATGTAAAACACTCAGTCTTAGAAAATATAAACAAACAAACTTTTGATACAAAGTTTATTGTTGACTTAGACTTAAGAACAAGTGGCATACAATTAAAAAAGAAATCTTTTATGAATTTAGAAATAAATTTATTTTTAATAGAACCATTAGATTTCAAATCCCCAAAATTAAAAAAACAAGTTAAGAATCTTATTAAGTCTGTGTATGGTGATGTTTTAAGTAAAAACAAATATTTTAAGTTTTACTTGACAAAAATTGGAAATCAAAAGCCTGTTAAAAAAGAAACGGAAACTATTTAGTATTTATATATAAAAATATTAGATGGACGAACTAAAAATATTAGGACCAAGAGATTCTGGCCGTGGAATTCTTGTTGAGTACGATGCAGGGTATATAGACCCAAATGAAAGAAGAAATTTATCTATGATTAGAGAAAATCGAGATATGTTGGACCATTCAAAACCATTTGAATTTTATGCTGTATTACAGAAATATAACACCCCTAACAGAAACGGAAGAATTTATCCTGAAAAGATTCTTAAAAGAGAATCCGAGAACTATAAAAAACTAATACAAAAAGGAACCGCCCTTTCTGAGTTAAACCACCCTGAATCATCTCTAATAGATTTAGATAGAGTATCTCACGCTATCACCGATATATGGTGGGAAGGACCTGTATTATTAGGTAAATTAAAATTACTTACAAGTCCTGGTTTTCACGAAAGAGGTATTGTATCAACAAAAGGAGATTTGGCAGCAAACTATTTAAGACAAGGTGTGACATTGGGTATATCTTCTCGTGGTGTTGGATCACTTAAAAAAGTTGGGGAACAAAACGAAGTACAAGATGATTTTGAATTAATTTGTTTTGACTTAGTATCATCTCCGTCAACGCCAGGGGCTTATCTTTTTAAAGAACCAAACGAAAGATTGGGTTTTGAGGATAATCTTGATGAGGAGAAAAAAATGAATGCTGATAGACATATTGGAGCAACTGGATCAAAATCGCTTGACTTAATGAATAGATTATCCGATTATTTAGATAAATAAAAAAATTATGGAAGAAAAGTATTTTATCGCAAAAATCACAACTGACATGCCTGATGAGAATACAGGTAAAGTTAAAAAAATTAGAGAAGAAAAACTTGTAAAAGGTTATTCACCGACTGATGTAGAGGCAAAAGTCACAAAAGTTTATGAAAATTATTCTATGGATTGGAGGATCACTTCAATCGTCGAATCAAAAATTGATGAGGTTATAGAAAATTAAAACTGAAAAAATTAAATAGAAAGGGAAGGGAACAAAAGTTCTTTTCCCTTTTTTTTTGTTTAAAAATGTCGCAATACGAATTTTTTTTAAAAAAGTGAATATTTATTAGAAAACTAATTAAAAAAATTATGAGTTATAACAAAAATGTAGTGGAAGACGCTCTTTTCCAAATCAAGAATTTGGAGGAGACACTTCAAGAAAACGCAAAAGGAATACTTCAGTCAACGATGAGTGAAGAAATCAAACAATTGGTAAAAGAATCTCTTAGAGAACAAGATGAAGATGAGATTGAACCCTTAACACCAGACGCTGAAGAAACAGATATGGAAGACGACGAAATGGCAATGGACGACGACGATGAAATGGAAGATGATGAATTCGACATAGAAGACGACGAAATGGCTATGGATGACGATGAAATGGATGACGAGGACGATGAAATGGATGATGAAACCATTGACATGACAGACGCATCTGATTCTGAAGTTCTTAGAGTTTTTAAAGCAATGGGAGATGAAGATGGAATTATCGTAAAAAAAGAAGGTGGAAACATTCACCTTAAAGATGGCGAAGACGAGTACATGATACATTTAGGTGAATCTGAACTTGGTATGGAAACAAATGACTCATCCTATGATGGATTATCGGAAGATGATGAATTGTATACTGGTCCATATTCCAATAAGGACATGGAAGGAGCTATCTATGAAATTGAAATGGATGATGAGGACGATGATTTCTCATTAGAAGACGATGATGATGATTTTTCAATAGAAGACGAAGATGAAATGGGATTTGAAACTCCTGTGAGAGATGCGATCAGATCTCATAAAGGTAGATTTGAAACACCTATGAGAGATAGATTAAGATCTCGTATGGAAGATAACATGGGAGATGACATGGAAGATATATTCAGATCTCGTAGACAAAGAGACTATGAAGATGACATGGCAGAAGGTGTTGATCCTGAAATGGAAGAAATGTATGGCGGAAACAAACATGATTTTAAAAGAAGTAATGGTCATAAAATGGGTGATGTTGATGGACATTACAAAGACTATGAAATGGAAGAAATGCATGACGGAAACGAACATAACTATGAAATGGAAGAAGACATGGAATCAGATTCAGTGGATTTAGACACAGTAATGGAAGCTATCAAAAAAACACTTAAAGCAAAAGGAGTCGGAATTGGTAAAGGACCTAAATTCGCATACGACAAAAAACCTAATATGGGCGGCGGATTTGATCAAAAAAGAAAAGAAGCTTTCGGTAAAGGTACAAAAGCGATGGGAACAGGGAAAGCCAAGTTTGAATATAAAGAAGGTGAAAACATGGAAAAAGGATCTATGAAAAAAGTTGAGACCAAAGAAGCGTCAAGAACTTATGGTAATGGATCTAAAGATGGTAGTCGTGGCTTGAGAAAAGCGAGAACAAACAACAGAAATTTTGAATATAATCCATTCAAAATTTCCGAAAGTACAAACCAAGAAGTTCAATTGTTAAGAGAGAAAAATGAAGAATACAAAAAAGCTCTTGATATTTTTAGAATTAAATTGAATGAGGTTGCTGTTTTCAATTCAAATCTAGCTTACGCAACACGATTGTTCACCGAACACTCAACGACAAAACAAGAAAAAATAAATGTTCTTAGAAGATTTGATAATGTTGAATCTTTGAAAGAATCAAAAAGTCTGTACAGAGCTATAAAATCTGAATTAAATTCAGGTGGTTCTTCATCAGAACAAAAAATAACCGAATCAATTGAAAGAACTGTTAATAGATCTGTTGAGTCAGGTTCAGCAGCTAATTTGATTGAATCAAAAACTTACGAAAATCCTCAATTCTTAAGAATGAAAGATTTAATGAGTAAATTATAAATAAAAATAAACTAAAAAAAATAAAAAACCAAAAAAATGGGAGCATTATTAGAATCAGGTCTTGTTGGTAATATTGGGTTAAAACACCTTAAAGTTATCAAAGAAGACACAATTAACAAATGGGACAAGTTAGGCTTCTTAGAAGGTCTAAAAGGTCACTTAAAAGAAAATGTGGCACAATTATATGAGAATCAAGCGTCACACCTTATAAACGAAGCAACTTCTGACGGATCTTCTAACGGAGCATTCGAAACTGTTGTCTTCCCTATCGTGAGAAGAGTATTCTCTAAATTGTTGGCTAACGACATCGTATCTGTACAAGCAATGAACTTACCTATCGGTAAATTGTTCTTCTTTGTACCTCGTATTCAAGGATACCAAAACGCATCATCTTATGACGCTAATGGCTACCCTCAAACAGGAGTAGCAGATGCAGGTGGAGTACACCAAGCACCTTACGGAGCACCTAATGGGCCAACTGACACAAACGCTGGATACCCAGGAGGTACCGCACCTAACTATCCTTACAAAAAAGATCTTTACGATTTATTCTACGAAGGAAATGAGGCAGGTTTAGATCCTCCAGGATTGTTTGATTACTCTAAAGGTAAATGGACTGCAGTTACCGCTAACACAGCTGTACAAGTATGGGCTGGTAGTAGCTTAGTTGACGCACCTTTAACGGCGTACTCAGGAAACACAAGAAAAGTTGTTATGAAACTTTGTGGATTTAACAACTCAGGAGCAGGAAAACTTATTGGACCAGACGGTAACGAAATGGATACTGAATCTTTCCTTTCTGACTTAAGAATCTACGGAACTTCAATTATTTCTGCGAATACAACACCATGTAATGTATTAACTGCAACTACAGGAGGTCTAACAGTTTTTGTTCCTTTATTATTTAGAGTTGTAACTCAAATATATGGTAAAGGTATCGTTGCTTACGGACAAAACACAAACACAGTATTTAACAACAATGGTACATACCCTAACGACCCAACTAACGGTGGTAACGGTGGTAACTATAACGATATCTGTGATAATAACGGATGTATTTACTTAGAGGTAGATTTATCTTGTCCTGTATGTGCTGATTGTGATGCAACATCACTTGACGGATACACAGGTACTACAATCTACTCAGGTACTTCTGGTACTTCATTCATCGCTTGGTATAGAAGATATGCTAACCTTGAGTTTGAAGATCAAATTGGTGAGGTTTCTTTTGACCTTGAGTCAGTAACAGTATCTGTTACAGAAAGAAAACTAAGAGCACAATGGTCTCCTGAATTAGCTCAAGATGTTGCGGCATTCCATAACATTGACGCTGAAGCTGAGTTAACTGCATTGTTATCTGAGCAAGTAGCAGCTGAGATCGATCGTGAGATCCTTCGTGACTTGAGAAAAGGAGCGGCTTGGCAATTACGATGGGATTACAACGGATGGAGAAGAATTTCTCAAACAACATCTTACACTCAGAAAGATTGGAACCAAACTTTGATTACAGCAATCAATCAATTGTCGGCACAAATCCACAAGTCAACTCTTCGTGGTGGTGCTAACTGGATCGTTGTTTCATCTGAGGTTTCTGCAATCTTTGACGATTTAGAATACTTCCATGTATCTAACGCGGCTCCTGACCAAGATCAGTACAATATGGGTATTGAAAGAGTTGGTACATTATCAGGTAGATACCAAGTTTATCGTGATCCTTACTT